TGGTGAGGTTCTGGGGATCACCGACGCGATCACGGTCGCGTTGTCGGGGCCTGGTGGGCGTGCCATCCACGATCTGGTCGGCTTGACCGATGCCGCGGTAGCTGCCTTGACTCAGGTCGCTACGGCACCGGTCGATCCGGGGGTCGTGGATTTGTCGTCGGTGTCGGCCGTCGAATCGTTCGAGTTGGTGTCGGAAGTCGTCGGCCTTGAACTGGTCGGAATCGAGATGGAGGGACGGGCTATGGACACGATCGAATCGTCTACTGACGAGACGCTGAGGTCGACGGTTAGGGCGCTGGTGGATCCGACCGGAGTTCCGCCGGAATGGTCGCTGACGACCGGGCCGCGGTCGGATCCGGGGGCGTGGGTCGCTGGGTCATGGGACGGGCCGTGGATCCAGCGGACAGGGCGGGCTAAGGCGTTGTCTCCCCGGGTCGGGGCCGGGGCGGCGGTGGTCATCGCCGGAGGTGTCACCTATGACGTGTGGGTGAGGTGGGACGAGGCGGGGCATTGGGTCGTGAAGCTGGCGGGGGAGCTGCCTGTCCGTTGATAGGGTGGCCAACCGTTGGGCGGGTCCTGCTCTAGGGATCCTGGTGCGGTCAGAGGACCCGCCTAACGGTTGCGCACGGTGCAATGCCCCGTTACAGTGACGGGATGGCTACTACCGAGAATGCAACTGAGGTGAACGCGACCGTGATCCCGTGGCGGACGGTCGTCGCTGGTGACGTGATGGTTACCAGGCGCGAGATCCGGGGCGAAATCGTAACGGTCCGCCGGGTGGTCGTCGGGGTCCGGTTCCATGCCGGTTCGGCCCACTACACCGTGATCGAGCCAGCGTTCCCGGATGGGGTCGAGTGGGTGTGTCCGGTCGAGTGGGCACCGACGATCGAGACCCGGTCGTGACCGGGTTCGCTCCTGATCGGTTCGGTCGGCTGTGGGCCCGGTCACAGGTTGACCCGGAATATGTGCTGGTCCTGATCTCCCCGCGCGGGGAACGCGGGCTCCTGCTCGTTCTGGCGGTCGGGGTCGTGGTCCCTACGGGCGACGTGTTCGGGGATGCGCTCGTGTCGGTGTCTGGTCCTGGCGACGACTATCTGACGGTGATGATCGTCCGGGAACCGATCGAGTTCGGCCAGTTCGACGCGGTCGTGAGGGTCCTTAGGGGGGCGGCCGATGAGGCTGTCCGGGAAGCAACGGAGGGGCAGTGAGCGGTAACGGTTGGTTCGTGGTCGGGGTGTCGGTCGTCGCGGGATGTTTCGTCGTGTTCGCCGCGGCAGTGTGTTGGATGTTCTGGATGGTGTTCCGCCAGCAGGAAGACACCGATTCGATGATCCGCCGGTTCGAACAGGAAGACAACGCGGATCGGGAATGGCGTGAGGCGATCCGAACGGTGGAAGCGGAAACGGAATGGAGGACAGGCGATGGGTCGGAGGTTTGATCGGCCGAAGGGGTTCATGGTGACGATCGTGGCCGGCGCTGCGGGGACCGAATACGCGACGTTGGAGGGCGCGGCCCGTGCAGCAGTTCGTGGTGCTCGGGGTCGGAGGTGTCCGCCGGTGGTGATGCGCCGCCGGTTGTTCGAGCACGGTCAGGTAGGCGACTGGCGTGAGGTTCCGGAAGCTGAATGGCGGGCCGTGGTAGCGGCCAAGGAAGGGGCTCTCTGATGGCGGGGGTTCGTAGGCGGTTGGCTTGGCTCGTGATCCGGGTCGGTGCCTGGTTGGAGGCCGGCGGATGAGGCTGGTCATTGCGTTGGATGTGACGGGCCTGGATCCGCTGCAGGTCGATCCGCAAGTGGTAGCGGACGCTCTACTAGGGAAAGACAAGTTCCGGTTCTTCTATCCGGAGGGCCGGTTCCGGCTGTTGGGAGCGGAGTGGGCTTCTAACCGGGGGTCGGCTCATGAGCTGATCGACGACGACGAGGAGGAGTGATGGAGCAGGCGCTGGATATCACGGCCGGATTCCCGCCGATGGACGGGGAGCGCGAAGGGTTCGAGTTTCAGTTTGGTTTCCGGCCCGGCGGGTTGATGATGTGGGTATCGAGTGAGGGCGGGCAGAGCGGGGGCTGTCGGGTCGACCGGAAACGGGTGACCATGCTCCGCGACTTCCTGGATCGTCTTCTGGTCGAGTGGCCACCACTGCAGGAGGTCGAATGATGGAATGGACTGAGGATCAGAAACTGGCTCGGACGTTGATCGAGAAGTTCGGGGGGAACCTCTACGACGGCGGATGGGACGTGCGAGTGTCGAACTTCGTTTCCACCCACAAGGACGGCCCGAGGCCGGTGAAGGGCCGGGAGTATTCGTGGGACGGGGTGAAGGTGCGGGCGGTGTGCGAGGTCGCGGGCTGGCCGGGATGTTGGGTCGTCGATCAAGGCCCGGATTTCGAGGAACTGAACCCGGGTCGGGCGGATTCGTTGGAGGTGGCCGACGTGGACGATCTGACCGAGGTCGCGCCGGAGAAAGTCGGGACTTCCTGGACCGTGTCCGTAGGCGGGCCGGAGGCGGGCTGGGAACCAGGGCTCGGGGATCTGGTGGTCCGGTTCGGTCGGCCGGAGGCGTGGCGGGTGGTTGGTGTCCAGCGGGCCGTCGGCGAGATCTCGTGGCTCAGTGTGGAATCGGTGTCCAACGGGCTGGAGCCGGTCGAGTCGATCCCGTCCGGGGAGGCCCGACCGTGGCGGGATGGGTGGCGGCCCGAGATTGGGAGCGTGGTAGGAGCCGACGGTTATGGCGGGCCGTGGATACTGGAGGGTTGGTCGTCGGAGTCCACGGCGACCCTTCAGCGGCCGAGCTGGAGGGGCAGGGCAACGGCGAGGGATCCCGGGCTCGACAAAGTAGCGGTTGAGAAGTTGTGGCCCTGGACGGCGCCGACCGAAGACCCGGCGGGGGCGGGCGACTGATGTTCGGTTCTGATCCGCTTGATTTCGATGACGAGGAGATCCGGGCCGGCGGCCGGTGTGTCGGCCGGATCTCCCTCGTGTCCCACTTCCCGAACATCGAAGAATCCGCGGCCCACAAGAGGTGCGCGACTCCAGCGTGGGGACGGGACCCGGGCGGGGGTCATGAGGGATGGGTGTACCGGTGGGGGTTCTTCGTTCTCCCCGCGCGGGGAACGGTACGATCGGGCGATGAGGTACAGGTATCTGTCGGCTGAGACAGTCGTAGCCAGGGGTAAACCGCTTGTCGTGATGCCCTGGCTAGTAGCGTTGGCCGGGAAGGCGCACGAGATGAACCCGTATCCGTGGCTGTTGGAGGTCGACGGGTACGGGCTTGTCGTTGGGGTAGCGGCTACGCGTTGGGTGTACGGGAGGCCGGTGGAGATCTGTTACCCGGTGGCTCGCCCCCATTCGAAGGCGGCGGTTCAGACGTTGGACAAATCGGGCCAGTTCGTTCCGGTGTATGCGTGGGCGGCGTCTCCGGTCGAACCGCCGGCCGAGTTGATCCACTGGTCCGGTTGGGCGGTCGGTGATCATCTGAGTGTGAGGGTCGCAGGAATGCCTGTGAGCCCGGTTGTGGCTGTCGAGCCCGTAGAGGCCCCGGTGGGTATCCCGGGCGGTGTCTGGAGCCGTTGACCGTTCCGACGGCCCTGGGGGGCCCTGAGGGCGTCTGACGGCGGGGTATCGTCGCACGGGTGGAGTCCTTGCCGTCCGATGCGATCGAGATAGAACCTGTTGCTTTGGTCGTGACGAGCGACCCGCGACCGTCGATCAAGATCGGCGGTGTCGAAGTGGTCCAGGCCCTGTCCCGGTTGGAGGTCGTCTTAGACGGCACGGGGGCGGTGGCGCTCCTGGAGTTGCGGGTCGACGTCGAATGGGATTTCCCGGTCCGGGAGGTGCTGGTCCCTGGGTCTGGGCTGGACGGGTTGACCGCGTCGGAAATCGAAAGCGTGTGGCTGTCGGCCGGATATTCGGAGTCCCCAGCTCGGGCCCTGTTGGAGTACCTACGGTCTCGGGTGGCGGGGGTGGGATGATGCGCCGGTGCCCTCTGTAGCTGCGGCGGCCGTAGCCGCTTTGATGACTGACCAGTGTGTGGTCATGTCGGCTACAGCGGAAGCACTCGGGTCGCTCGATCCGGTAACGCTGGCGGTCACGTTTCCTGGTCAGGTCGAGCTGTACCGAGGCCGGTGCCTGTTTCAGGAGGCGGCGTCGTCGGTTGAACTGCAGGGCGCCGCGGGCCTGACCCGACTGTCGGAGTCGACGGTGAAGGTCCCGGCGGGTGTGTCGGGGATCACGGTCGGGTCGATTGTTCGCATAATCGAATCCGACGCGGCCCCTCTGTTGACCGGTGACTACGAGGTGACGCGGGTGGCGTCGCGGACTCATGGCCTGTCGGTGTCGTTGACGGTCCGCCGTGCCGCCCAGTCTCCAGCACCGGGCGCGGCATGATTTCCCTGACCGGTTCGATCGAGGGCGCCGCGGTCCTGACCGCGAAGCTGACAGCGGCGACGGAAGCGACGTTGGTAGCAGCGGAGCGGGGTGTGGCCCGGACGGTACTCGGGGGCCAGTCGATCGTTCGGGGTAAAGCCCGGGGCAGGCCCGGTCCGCGGGCGATCACGGGCGACTACAACCGGTCCATTGTCGGGGACAGTGAACGGTCCGGAACCCGGATCACGGGGCAGATCGGAACCAGCGCGGCGCAGGGCCGACGGCTCGAACTCGGATTCGTCGGCACCGACAGCCTTGGCCGGAACTACCAACAGCCTCCGTTCCCCCACTTCGGGCCGTCGGTCCCGGAGGTCACAGCCCTCGCGAATGAGCAGATCGGCGCGGAGATCAAGGCGGCGTTGGAGTGACCACGGTCAACACGGCCGTTGTCCACGACGCGGTCTACCAGCTCCTGACATCGGCGTTGGCTCCGATCGCTGTCGGTGACGGGACGATCCCAACTCCACCTGAGGGCGACGACCGGCGCCCTGGGCTCGGGTCGGATGGGACATGGCGCGGGTACTTGGTCCTCTACCGGATCCCAGCGGGTGCGCTGTACTGGGGCGACGGGTACATCGGCCAGGCCGAGTCGATTCAGACTGTCCGGTTCCAACTGGTCGGCGTCGGCGTCCAACAGAATCAGGCGTCGCACATAGCGGCCCTGGCGGCGGCGGTGTTGATCGACCGGGGCGACACGAACCCGGCGGCGTACGTGCATCCGTTGACGATCCCAGGGCATTCGGTGTTGAAACGGTCGGGGGCCGGTGAAGCTCCGGGCGACACGGCGGGGGGCACGTTCTCCGCGGCCCAGTTCGTTGACGTGATGGTGTCGATCGCTTAGCACCAAATCGGCCCGGGTTGGTGTGCGCGATGCTCCCAGCATGGCAACTGACACCGTGTGGGTGATCTACAAGCTCTCTGATGAGGACCGGGCCAAGGTCGAAACGGACGGTGGGGAGCTGCCTGTACCGAATGAGATCTGGGTCGGGTCGCTCGAACAGCAGCGGGCCGCGGGGTATGTCCTGTGTGAGCAGGACGGGACCCTGATCGACGAGCCCACGGCTACAACCGTGGAAAACGAGGACTGATATGGCCGGTTTCATTCTCGACGGACGAATCGCGGTCCGGTACAAGGCGGTGATCACTGTCCCGTCTGCTCCGACTCAAACGGAGATGACAGCCGCGGTCGATTTGGTCGGCACGAAACAGACGGAGGAGCTGATCGAAATCAACGGCTGGGAAATCCAGACGTCGTCAGTTCCGACACCGGGTTATGCGGGTGTCACTACCGGGTCTCTGTCGGGGGAGTCTCAGTATCCAGCTAGTTCGCTGGCCTGGCGTAAGGACGCGACGTCGACAGTGATCTACCTGTCGCAGGTGACGGGAACTGTCGGGTTCCTGATCTTCGCTCAGGACGGGCAGGGTGTCGGTAAGGAAGCGGAAGTGTTCCCGATCACGATCGCGTCCAGGGAACGTCGGAAGGCGAGGAACGTGCCCAACTCGTTCGTCGCGAACTATTCGCTGGCACCTAAGGTGCTCGCAGTGCAGGGAGCTTGATATGGCCGGATTTCTTCTCGACGGACGTATCGCTGTCCGGTTCTGTACGACTCTGACACCGTCGACCACGGCACCTACCCAGGCGTCCCTGGTGGCTGGTGTCGATTTGGTCGGCACGAAACAAACGGAGGAGTTGATCGAAATCAACGGCTGGGAAATCCAGACGTCGTCGATCCCGACACCTGGTTACGCGGGTGTCGAAACCGGTTCCCTGTCCGGTGAGTCGCAGTACCCGGCCAGTTCGCTGGCGTGGCGTAAGGATGCGACGTCGACCACGATCTACGTCTCTCAGATCGCGGGGGCTGCCGGGTTTGTGGTGATCGCTCAGGACGGGCTCGGGTCGACCAAAGAGGCCGAGGTGTTCCCAGTGACCGTCGCGTCGAGGGAACGTCGGAAGGCCCGGAACGTGCCCAACTCGTTCGTGGCGAACTATTCGCTGGCTCCGAAGGTGATAGCGGTCCAGGCGGCCTAGTCGGGCGACCGGTCGGGGTTCTCCAGGTCTCCGGCCGGTTCCCGTTCTCCCCGCGCGGGGAGAAAACCTGGGTATCGTCGCATTGCATCCACCCTGGAGGAACAGATGAGCAGGACTGAAGGTAAGTCGGGTCGAGTGTCGAGACTCCCCACCGCGATGACAGCGGAACAGTTGCTCCAGTCCAAGAAACCGGTTCGGCATACGATCCCGATTTGCATGGATTCCGATCTGGTCGACGAGAAGACCAGGGCCGAACTCGACGTGAACGTCCTCGAACGGAAATGCAATCTCCGTCCCGACGACGAAGAGTTGGCCGGGGATCTGGAGGCGGCCCGGATCCACCTGGAGGAGACGGAGCTACTGGTTCTAGAGAACTCCGTTGAGTTCAAGTTCCGGGCCCTGGGCGGGGACCGTATGGAGAAACTGACAGCGGAACATCAGGCGACACCGGAACAGTGGACCGATTTCAAGCGGACCCTGAAACGGTCGGGCATGTCGCAGAACGCCAACCTTCCGTACAACCATCAGACCTTCCCGCCGGCCCTGATCTCTGAATCGTGTATCTCTCCGGTGTTCACCCTGGAGCAGGCGCAGGAACTATGGGACAGCGACTCGTTCTCGCAGGGTGAACGAGCCGCCATATTCCAGGCGGCATGGAGTGTAAACGCCATGATAAAGGGCCCGAGCTAGTTAGTTTTCTAGGCCCTGAGTCGTGAGCGACCGACATGATTTCCTCGCCGGGTTCCGGGATCCGCTCGACATCCTGGACGACCCATCGCTGGCAGTAGTCGAAGCGGTCGCGGCGGTATTCCGGGACGTCCCACCACCTGACGGTTTCGAGACGGTCCTAGCTGAACGTCTCGACGTTCTAGCCCGGTCGTCGGAAGCGCGGCTTCGGATGCGGGTGGCCCGTCGGGTCGGGCTTCCGTATTCGGAGGTGATGGCTAGGTGGTCGACGGAGGATTTGGCTGCCGAGTTGGCGTGGGACGCGCTCGAATCGGCGGAACAGTGGGCGAGGTGCCCGAACTGTGGGATCGATCCGGGGGACGTGCTCGACCCTGACGACCTCCGTCCGTTGGAAGCGGGCCGTTGGAAGCTGTACCTCAACTCGTGTCATGTGTGCGCTGAACTGTCGGCCGCTCAGCGGGCCTTGGAGGCCACTACAGGGATTGCTGACGGTACGACGTGGCGGTTGGTGCCCAGGGACGCCGGGGACCCGTGGATCGACGATGGGGGCCTGTTGGGGCCTGACGACGATGATGGGGACGACTGGTAGCACCGTTCCCCGCGCGGGGCGGATGGGTGAGTATCGGGGCGATGGACGTCGCGACACTTCGGATTCTGATCGATGCGGACGCGTCGGGCGCGGGGAAAGGGTTCGCTGCGGCCCTCGCTTCGTCGGGGTCGTGGGCGTCGGGGACACAAGCTCACGTTGGTCAGGTCAAGGGGGCGTTCTCGGGCCTTGAGTCGGCGTGGGGTTCCCTGTCAGGCGGGGAGAAAGCCCTAGTCGGGTTCGGTGTCGCCGCTGGCCTGATCGGCACGGTCCTTCACTCTGTGATCGCCCCGGCGATCGAGTTCGAATCAGCGTTCGCTGGCGTGAAGAAGACCGTCGATGCGACTCCGGCCGGGTTCGAGCAGATCCGTAAGGGCCTGTTGGACATGTCTACGGTGATGCCTGTAGCGGCGAAGGATCTGGCGCAGATAGCGGAGAACGCCGGGCAGCTCGGCGTGAAGGCTCCGGACATTCTGAACTTTACGAAGGTCATCGCGGAGCTTGGGGCAACGACGAACCTTTCGTTCGATCAGGCGTCGACCCAACTCGCCCAGTTCCTATCGATCACGGGGTCGGGGGCCGCGAAGATCACTCCGGTCGCGGACGCGTTGGTGGCCCTGGGTAATGCTGGCGCCTCAACCGAGTCCGATATCGTCAATTTCTCGTTGCGGTTGGCGTCGGCGTTCACCGTGGCGGGGGCGACTCAGGATCAGATTCTGGGTGTGGCGTCGGCGTTCGCCAGCATGGGTATCCAGGCCGAAGCGGGCGGGTCGGCATTGTCGTCGATTATCACGAACATCGCGGACGCGGCCCGGGGCGGTAACACGAACCTCAATTTGTTCGCTCAGACAGCGGGGATTCTTCCCGAACAGTTTAAGCAGATCGCTCTGACGAACCCGGTTGAGGCGTTGCTGTTGTTCGGTGAGGGCCTGAGGAAAGTGATCGACGCTGGCGGGTCGGTTACCCCGATCCTGGAGGAACTGGGCCTGTCAGGGTTGCGGACGTCGGAGGTTATGCGGCTCCTGGCCCTGAACTCTGCCGCGGTCCGGGAACAGCTCCGGATCTCGGCTGAACAGTTCGCGACGGGCGGCGCGGCACAGGAAGAGTACGACAAGCGGATGGCGACCACCGCGTCGCATCTGCAGGTGCTCGGGCAGCGGTTGGATGTCCTCAAGATCCAGCTAGGGACTCCGCTGCTCGGGTTGATCGTGGCCGGGGCCGATGAGGGGACCGCGGCGCTCGGGAAGTTCGTCGATGCCCTGACTCCGCTCGGTCAGGCACTCGCTCAGACCTTGAGCAACGGGGCAGAGCTGGCGTCGGCCTTCTGGTCGGCTATCGGGTCGTCAGCGGCGCAACTAGCGATAGGGGTCCTGTCGGGGGCGACCATCTCGCTTACCCAGCTACTGGACGTGATCAACAGTCTCGGACCGGCTGGCCTGGCGGTGGGGGCCCTGGCGGCCTACTTCCTACTGTTCGGTCCCGGGGTCGGTGCTGCGGTGATAGCTATCGACGCGTTTTCCGCGGCGGTGTTCACGTCGGGTGTAGCGTCGGCGTCGGCTGCCGCAGGGGTCCAAGTGTTCCAAGCGGCTATGTCGGTCGGTCCCCTGGTCCTGTTGGCGGCCGAACTGGCGGCGATCGGGTCCGCGTTCCATGACGCTGGCACCAAAGCCGAAGCGGCCGGGTTGGCGATGTCGACATCGATCGCGGACGCCGCGAAATCGGGGAACTTTGATGCGCTGGCCCAACAGTTGGCGAACGTCCGGGATCGTCAGCAGGAACTGGAGCAGATCGGCCACGGGGACAATTCCTGGCCTGACCGGCTCGGGAAGGGGGTGCAGGGCGCCGCGCAGATCTTGACGCCATTCACAGAGAACACGGTCGTAAACGCTCAGAAGGAACTGGAGAAACTGGATCAGTTGGCTTTGGACAACGGATGGTCTCACTTCGAGTCCGATATCCGGGGTACGGCCAGTGTGCTCGGGTTGACTGAGGAGGCGACCCTGTCTCTGGCGAACCAAATGGGGCTGTTACAGGCGTTGACCGCTGGTACCGCCGATGAGCACATAAAGGCTCAAGAGGCCATGAAACAGTTCGCGCTCGTGAACGGGGTACTAGCCGAGCGGTTGGGGGTGTCGGCGGATGCGTTGGCGTCGAACACGTTGAACGCCGGGCAAATGGCCACGGCCCTTGGCATCACTGGCGCTCAGATGAAGTTCGTAGCGGACAGCATCGGGAAGACCACGTTTGATGATCTGTTCTCGGACGACGCCGCGAAACGGGCGGCGGCTATGGACGCGATCATCACGAAGGTTTCCGATGAGATGGCGGTACTCGCGAAACAGATCGGTCTGACGACGGGGGCGTACATCGACCAGATTAAGGCGATGTCGGATCTGGCTTCGGCTCAGGACACTCTCACGAAGGCGATCAGCGGGGCCCGGACAGCGTTGGACGCGATCACGGCCCAGCAGGAAGCGGTGACGAAAGCAACCGAGGCGTACACGGAGGCCGTGAAAAAGGTCGGCAATATCGAGTCGTTCACGGTGGCTGTGAAGGCGGCCCGGGAATTGTCGTTGGAATACGCGGGGCTGGCTGATTCTCCCACGGCGGCGATAGCGAAACAGGAAGAACTGCGGCAACAGTTGATCAAGGTCGGAGAAGCGGCCGGGATCCCGAAGGCCAAGATTCTTGAACTGATCGCGACGCTGGGCCTGGTCCCGCCGGCCGTGTTGACAGAGATCCAGGCGGACGGGAAGAAGGCGAAAGAGGAAGCGGACGCGGTCAAGAAAGCTCTAGAGGACGTAGCGAACGGGAAGTATCAGGCGGCCCTGGACTTGTCGAGTGACGCGGCGGTCAAGGCGGCGGTTATCAAGGCGGCCCTAGAGGAGATAGCCAAGGGGAACTACTCCGCGGCCCTGGGAATAACGGGTGTCCCTGAGGTGACAGCGGCGATCCTCGCGGTGACGGGTGATGCCGCGTTGTTCGCTGGTACGCCGTACACGGGGACCGTCGGGGTTACTGGTGACCGGGAAGCGTCGGCCGCGATCCTCGCGGTAACCGGTGACGCCGCGCTGTTCGCGTCGACGCCGTACACGGCTACCGCGTCGGTCGACGGAACTGATGTCGTGTCGGCCCAGTTCGCGGGGGCGCAAGCCGTCGGAACAGATTTCGCTCTCGCTCCATACGGGGCGACCACGACGCTCGACGGGTCCGACCTGGTGGTCGCTCAGTTCGCGGGGGCGCACGCTGAAGGAACGTTGTTCGCTACAGCGGGCTATGTGGCGTCAACATCGCTCGACGGAACCGATCAAATCGTCTCGCAGTTCTCTGGGGCTCACGCTGAAGGGAACTCATTCGCGAATCAGCCTTACGACGCGAACGCGACGCTGGCCGGTACCGATCAGGTCGTTTCGCAGTTCGCGGGGGCTCGTGCTGAGGGGACAGCGTTCGCGACGTCGTACGCGGCGTCGGCGTCGGTGTCGGGTATCGAAGAGGTGCAGTCGGCGTTCGCCGGGGCCCGAGCTTCGGGGCAGGCGTTCGCTACCGGCTACCACGCGACCGCGACACTGTCGACGACCACGACCAACACGACTATCAACCAGACGATTAACCGGCCGGTCTCGGGGGCGTTCGCTGGCGGCGGGATTTCGTTTGCTGAGGGCGGGATGTCTGCCGGTGTCCGTGAGGTTCCGGGGTGGGCGAACATCTACGCACCGGTCACCCCGTACCGAATATTCGCGGAGCCGACGACGGGCGGTGAGGCGTACATTCCTTTAGCCGAGTCGAAACGTCCGAGGTCGATCCAGATTTGGCAGGAAACCGGGCGGCATCTGGGGGTGTTCGCTGACGGTGCGGTCTCTGAGGGTCTGGCGTTCCGGGGTCCGAACGTGTCGAGCCGTCAGTTCACGATCTCGGCTCCGATCAATCTTCAGGTGACCGCAGGCCCGGGGATGGATACCGTCGCGGTGGCCGAACTCGCTGGCCGAGCTGTCCGCAAAGCCCTGGCCGCGGTGGCCGCGGATTTCCAGAACATCAGGTGATCAGATGACGTCGTCCCAGTTCGTGCTCCCGACTTCCGAGCTGGCCGGGGCCTGGCAGTTGTTGGGGCCCCTACTGGTGAACGGGCTCACCTACACGGCGCCGGATGTGATCGGGTTCGCGTCGGTCGGATACCTACTGGCTGACAACGGTGGCGTGGCTTTGAACAACGACGTTCTGACTTTGCCCGATGTCGGAATCGCGGCGTCGACTGTCACCCTGGTCGGGACGTCGTCCTTCACGTTCGTCGATACGTACGCGACAACGTGGGCTGTGCCGTTGCCGACAGTGTCGGGTGGGATCCTGGCCAGTGATCACGTTGAGATCATCTCTTGTACCCAGGAAGCGGCCGACGTCGGGCCGTTGAATACTCCGTCCACGGGGGGGACGTGGACGCTTCGGGGCTCGTGGTTTAACGGGATCTATTCGTACAATCCGCGGGTCACGAAGTGGTGGCGGAAGATGGCGGGCGGCGAGACAGGGAATATCACAGTCACGGGCCCGTCGAGCCGTCCGCATTTCGTGGTGAAGGTGTGGCGGGGGGTTCATCGGACCCAGCCGTACGACACGACGTTGGCCCTGTCGTGGCACGGGCAGGGGGGCCTAGGCCAGATTGTCGACCCGGCGGCGATCACGACGATCACTCCGGGGGCGGTGATCGATGTGAGTGTCGCGGCGAACAACTACCCGGCTGGGCCGGCCGGGTACATCGGCCCGTATTCCGAGGGCTACCACCTGGATTTCTCCAACGTCGCGCAGCCCCGGTACTTCATTGAGATTTCGAAACGGCGGGATACGCCGGGGTTGGATAATCCGTCCCCGTTCTCAGGGTTCGATCCGTACGACGCGGGGTTCACGCCCGATAACTTCACGGCGGTCACCGATGCTCTGAAACCGGCGTCGGGGGCCGAGTTGACGCTACTTGTCGCCACCGCGGCGGCTGACGACGTGGTGACGACGCTGCTTGCCGGCGGGTCGGCTCCGGTGATCTCCGCGAACGAGGTCCAGAAGATCCAGTCCGGTCTGACAGCGGGGACGTTCACCCTGACCTACTCGGGGCAGACCACTTCGGCGATCGCGTACAACGCGACAGCGGCGACGATCGTCGCGGCGTTGATCGCCTTGTCGAACATCGGGGTAGCTGAGGTGACGGGCACGGGTGGCCCGTTGAATCAGAATCCGGTGGTGATCACTTTCGCTGGGACGCTGGCGAACACCGACCAGCCGTTGATGACGACGAATCAGGGGACGGTGACGGTTTCCGAGGTGATCAAAGGTCATCCGGTGCGGACTTTCACGGCTGAGGGTTCGATCAATATTCCGCCGTCGGTCGGGTCGAACTACTCGCCGCAAGTTCATCTGTGGACTCTGACTCCACCGGATTACGTTCCGGGTGCGACGGTCGATATCACGGTCTCGAATCATGCCGGTTTGCATGCGTGGGCGGCGTTGCTGTTGGTGATCAAGGGGGCGAAGATCTCGAATCCGATCTCGGACACGTTCGGGTCGGCTAACGCTGGTCTGGCGGCGACCGCTGGGACGTTCGGGACGATCACTCCAGCGACACCGGGTATGCGGGCTCTGGCGTTCTTCGCTATGTCAGGTTCGGGGTTCTACGGGGCGGTCCCACCGAACCCGTCGACACCGGACCGGTATGAGGTCGCGGGGCGGGCCCTGTCATCAGCCGCGAACCTGGCGGCGTTCCTGTCCCCGCCGTTGCGGTCTGGTGTGGTCGAGAGGCCGTCTGGGGTGGTCTGGGCGGGCTCGCAGGACTACGCGACGGGGATTGTGGCCATCGACCCTGCGGGCTCGGCAGGGACGCTCACAGTGGCTCAGACAGTGGGCACAGTTTCGGAGACGACATGGGCTGAACTGTCACCAGCGGCTGGGTCGATGTTCACGATCTTCGAACTGGATCTCACGACTCTCCCAGTCGACGCGTTTCTACTGTCGGCCAGGGTCGAGTTCGCCCACAAATCCGGGGTGAGGGATCCGCTGCGGATGCGGCTCGTCGGGATCACAGCCGGCGGGGTCGTGTCGTACGCTGATGAGGTGTTGCCGTCGGGGTATCTGGCGGAGCCGTTGGGTCTGACCGAGGTCGAGACCGGGCCGACGGTGCAGGTCGTCGGGGAGGCGGCCCTGTCGACGTTCCCGAGGCTCGGGATCGCGTTCATTTCCTCCGAACGGCATCCCGCCCTCGAAAGTCACCAGCTGTTCTGGGCTCGGGCCGAGATCGAGTTCGAGGTAGGCCGGCCGATCATCTCGAACCTGGTCGGTCCAGCCACCGCGGGCGCGTCGGTGACGTGGACCTATTCAAGTTCGACGGGGCTACCTCAGGGCCTTTACCGCCTGATGATCATCGCTGGCACCTCACAGAACCCGTTAACGGCGACCGCGGTCCCGGTGGGTGTGAGGGCGACTACGGGGCAGATCATCTACGACTCGGGCGAAGTCGTCGATCCGTTGGCCCGGTCGTTGGCTCTGGCGTCGATGCCGTTGGGTCGGGGGGCGTGCACCGTCGCTCTCATGGCGTGGGGTGAAACATCGACGGGGCAGCTGTTGCCGGCGGCGGTGTGGGCCACCGCCAACTTCGATGTCACGGGGACGCCGCCGACGGTCACAGCTGGCGGTGGCGCCGTGTTCGACCCGTTGACTGGGCTCGTGGCGGTCACGGTCATCGCCCCGGCGGGTGTGTCGCGGGGCTGGTTGATGCGGTCCGCCGACGCTGGGGCGACGTGGACGCTGATCCCGACACCGTTCACGGTGGTCGCGTCGACGACCCAGGTTCTGCAGGACGCTTGGGTTCCGCTGCTTCTGTCGTCACTCACTTACGCGGTGGCGTTCGACAATGGCCCGATGACCGAAACGACGATCCCGCAGACCCTGACCGGCACGACGTCGACCGTCACCGCGAACTGGTATCTGGTCGTACCCGCCAGCCCGGCCCTGTCGACCCGGATCGAGGTGGCAGAAGTACAGATGGTCAGGGGGAAACGGTCGGTCACAGCGGAACAGCCGGGCGGGTCGGTCACCGCGACGTCGAAACCTCTGGCTCAGCGGTTGGCCCTAAAAATCCGGGTCCGGTCGAAAGCGGAACGCCTCGCGGTTAACGCGGCGTTGGATGCGGGGTTGGCGTTGCGGGTGATCGACGTGTTCGGCCGTGAGTGGTTGATGCGCCCGACAACTGGGACCGATGACCAGATTCAGCGGTGGGCTCCGGTGGCGGGTGAGATCACGGGGCTTCGTGACGGGCATATCTTGTCGGTGGCGTTGGTCGAGGTCCGCCGGTGAGTAGGTTCACCGATTACAACGCTGCGGTGGCCGCTGGTGGGCCGGTGCTTGACTGGCGGATAGATCTGATCTCCCCGCGCGGGGAGGGATTGCTTCTGTCCACGGATTGGGGTCGGGTGTCGGGGTCCGTGGGGCATTGGGGCGCTGAGCTGCAGCCGATGCAGTTCGACTCGTCGAGGGTGTCGACGAGGACCGCTCGCCTGTCGGTCCCTGACGAAGCCGGGCAGGGTTTGGCTCCGAACGGGCCGGGCGATCTGTTGCACCCCGACACGAGGAACCGTGTCCGGGTGTATTCGGTGCTGGTCACCCCGACCGGGGATCGGGCGTGGCCGGTAGCGACGTTCGTGATCGTGAAGACGTCCAGCGAATGGGATGGGGCCGCGACCTTGACCCTGGATTTGGCCGACGCGACGTATCCGATCAACTCGAACCTGATTCACGTGGTCTCGTGGGACGCGGGAACCCCGGTGGAATCGGTTGTCGGTCGGCTCTTGGATGAGGTGATCCCGGACAGCTGGGTCCTGGCACCGACGGGGTACACGTTGCCGGCCGGGTCGTTGGCGGAGGGAGCGGAACGGATGCAGGCTATCGCCCAGATGTTGGAGGGCTGCGGCCAGGAGTTGGCGGCCACGTCGACGGGGGGCGTGTCGAACCGGCCGATCCCTCCGACGAAACTCGTCGACCCGTTGACGGAACGGTGGGTGTACGGGATCGGGGGGATTCCGGTCGACCGGGCGTCGCGGGAATGGTTGGCCCGGTCGCCTCAGGGATGGCGGGTCGATGGCGGCTCGATGTCGGACGCCGATGCGGCGGTGACGAGCGTTGTCTACGACCGGGATCCGACGTCGCAGGGGTTCTTCACGGGCTCGGGCCCGGTCACGTTGGGGCAGTCACGGTTCCCGTTCGTGAGGGCGGCATCCCAGGCGAAGACGGCGGGCTACGGGCAGCTCCGCCGGAACGGGCTCGGACCGTTGACCGTCACATTCGACACGGCCCCGAACCCGGCGATCATGGAAGGCGACCTGATTCAGGTCCAGTTACCGGACCTGAAGATCGATCACACGTGCATCGTGGTGGCGTTCTCCCTGCCGATCCATTTGGATGGCCTGATGAGGGTGACGGCTCGGGCGGTGTTCGACCCTGAGATCGGGTATATCCCGCCGGTCGAACCGAATCCGGTTCCGACGCCGTCGTTTGTCGATGACTTCCAACGGGACGACCAGAATTTGGAGACGACGGACAGCGAGGCCGGGTCTCCGGATTGGACAGAGATCGGATGGTCGTGGGGTGTGGTCGGCCGGGTCGCGGTCCAACGGTTGCACGACAACTGGTGTATGGGTTTGGTTAACACGGCCCTGGAGACGACCGACCACTACGCGGAGGTCGATATCGTGAAGATCCCACGCGACCGGTTCTTGGGGCCTGCCTGCCGTTCTGGTGGCGGGTACGACGGGTACATCGCCCATGCCGACGACGACGGGATGATCCGCCTGGAGTTGTGGTTGAATTCCGAAGCGATCGAAACACTCGGATCGCACGACGCGGGCGGTTCCGTGGCCGGTCAAACCTTGAGGGTGTCGGCGGTGGGGACACGGATCCGGGTCGAGCTGGCGTCGGCGGTCGTGATCGACGTGACCGACGACCGCCGGACGGGCCCGTACGTGGGGATGTCGGCCTACGGTGGGACGCTGCCGGATTCTCCAACGGTTGGGGCGTTCCGGGCGGGGGTGGCGGTGTGAGTCTCGGTGGCCTGGGTGATTCGGTGATGGCCCGCCTGTTGGCTGAACGGCGGGTGACGGAAACGTATTCCAAGGGCCGGGTAACCGCGATCGATCTGACCGCGAATCCTGTGCTGTTCACCGTGTCGACCGGGAACGGGTCGCGGCGAATGCCGATGCTCAACCCGGCGGCGTTGGGTGACGTGGTCCTCTTCGTCGATCTGGGGGTGGAGGCGTTCGGGTTCGGGACGTTCCATCCTGGGCCCGGGGGCGGCGGCACGGTCCCTCCGGTAGCGTCCGGGCTGGTCGCGTTCCGGTCTCATGCCCTACAGGCACCCGTGGGGCCCGTGGGGACGCTCCAGGCGCTCGGCTACACCGGAACGCTCCCGATCACCCGTGCCGATTTGGATGGCATCCTGGACGCTTGGGTGGCGTCTCATGGGGGCACCATTCGGAACGTGACCGACGCGGGGGCTTCCCTGTCGGCGGCCCTTACCGCGGCGGTCCCTGGTGACCTGATCCGGTTCGTGAACACCATCACCTCGCAGATGATCGCTAGGGCGAATCGGAACTCGGTTCCGGGGGCGAACATGGCCAATGGGACCGCTGGCCTGCCGATCATCTTCACCTCTGCCGATGGGGTCCGGGTCAACGTCGCTTCGATCACGACTACGGAAGGAGCGTTTAACGTCTACCACGCGTCGCACGTCTGGTGCGTCGGGCTGAACACGACGGGCTCGACGTTCGGGGTCCGGTTCATGAACTGCGCCGGGACAGCAGCGAATCCGATCCGGATCGCGTGGTGCGACGTTCTCGAAACGGGGGACGCTGGCCTGGTCGCTCAGGGCTGGTTCCAAACGCTCGCCGCTTCGGGTGGTACCCCGTCGGGGTCGGCCGGCGACGAGTGGGGGTTCTCCGATTACGTGGTGATCGAGGAGAACACGGTCACACGACCGGGGCGCCGCGATCCGAACATCGGGGAGTGCTGCTATCTGGGGTACGGCAGCTCGGGCGGATGGATCGGCCGAGCCCAGAACGTTTGGGTCCGATACAACCGGTTCCGGGAATGCACGTCGGATTACACCGACGTCAAACCGGGATGCCGTCGTGTCTACGTGCACGACAACGAAGAATCTGGTGGGGCGTTCGCGTCGGGTGCAGCGAACCAGGCGCTCTACGTGTCCGCTGATCTGTCGGTGAGGCCGGCATGGTACAACTTCGATCCGGAGATTTTCTACGTCGGTAACCGGTCGTGGGACGGGAATCTATCCCACTCGCAAACTGGTTCGTCGAACTACTTCGTCCAAGCATCGTTGGCTGGTGTTCGGGTGGCGTACAACGCCGCTTGGGGGTTCGCCAGTGGGGGGATCGGCGTCCATTTGCGGTCGGAACGGGCAGCGTCGGAGTCGCAGGTAGCCGGCGAGAAATGGTGGATTTGGAATAACCTGTTCTGGTTGGGGATCGGGGTTTACAACGGTGGGGCCCCGCAGTTCACGCCAGCGGCGTTCAACACGGCGTGGGTCGACTCTCGGAACAACATCGGGGGTCCGACGACGACCGGGATCCAGTTCGTGGCCACGGCCGACGATTTCGTCGAACCGTCGCATATCCCGATCATCGGGTCGGTCTCGGCCGACGCCAGATGGGGTTCGATGGCTCAGGGCTCGGCGTTCGATCTGGCGGCCACGTCGGCGCTGCTCGGGGCAGGCGACGACGCGGTCTTCGGGTACGACGGGTACATCGCCCAGGACATCGCCCGTCGAGCTATCCCGTCGTCGGGTGTGAGCCCGGGGCCCTATATGCCCAGCTAGGTGACGAGGTTCGAGACCCGCACTCCGTGGCTGGGAAGCACGAGGATCGGCGGTGAGCGTTAACTAGGTCCCCGGTCACTCAGTCATCTCCCCGCGCGGGGAGGGATATTCGTTACCGATGCCGGGGACGTGATGCCGGGTCCAGCCGTCGGGGGGTTCCGGCCAACAGACAAACGCCGCGACCGCGGCGTGCATGTCGTCGTATCACCAATGCTCTCCCGGTCCGCCTTCGGTGGCGACCGCTATCCGGGAGCGGCCCAAGGCAAGCGGTCCCCACACGAGCCAACGGCTGTTGTCGAGCTGACGGACAGCCCAGTACCCTTCAGCCCAGCCGGGGAATCCAGGGGCTCCAGCTTTGACGATCGGGCTCATTCGGGCGGGTGGGGGGTGCAGTTGTCTCCGGCCCGCTGGTGGCAATCCTGACGGGCGTCGGCTGAGAGTGGCCACCAGCGGGCGACGATGATCGGGGCGCCGTGTACGGGTGTGGT